GGCCTTGTGCGCCTAAATTGAGCTAGTTTTTTGCCTATGTATTTTTTGCCATTGGTAGTATTTGTAATCAAGTAAACAAACCCTACTACGCCTTCGGGTATTTCCTCAACTGGTTCATCGTTATATAGCCATGTCATGTTTATTATATAGTAAGATGCTACCAGCTGGTCGCATATTCCTGATTCACAACTTTAGAGTTGCATTTAGTTTTACATTCTTGCCATTTGAACTGCCTGAATTCTGTTTGCCAAAAATTATCATTAAGTACATTCTGCAACAGATTTTTGTTTAAGTCAAATTGTTTTGCAATTTCGTGCCATTCTGAGTTATGATTGTACCTGTTTGCAACCCAACAACATGGGTAAAGTATTCCCCTACTGTTTATATACAGTCCTTTATTACCTATCTCACATAATGGCACAATGTCAGTCTTGTCTACAGAATTCCATAAGTCCAAGTTAATTTGATGTACACGCTCTGATCTTGCTCTCGACGTTAAAGGTAAATGCTGTCTTTCAAATCTATAGCTGCTACTTACAAACTGTGTGCTAGGTTCCAAAGGATCGTCTTTACCATAGGATTCATACACACTTCCAAACTTTGTGCTCAATGTTATTTGAAAAATGTCTGCCCCGTTGTTGTAAGCAATAATTTTCATTTCGTCTAAAGCATGTTCATTAAACTTAAACGCAATAGCAGCCCACACGATTAAGCACTCGCTAGCATTACGCAAGGTTCGCATACCTTGAAGTATGCTATCGTAATTACTGTTCACTCTATAAATGTTATTACTGTTTTGATTATATCCATCTATACTAAAATGTACAGAGTCTCCTTCATCTAATACTGCTCCTAATCGTTGCCACCAATCTATGCTTTTGTAACTGCCGTTAGTAACAATTACAAACTCCACCGGCTTTACCGACTTTATATACTCTATAACTTCTATAAGATCATGAGCATATATAGGGTCACCATCATCGCCGCAGAATGTAATTTTTTCTAAATTCTGTTGTATAAACTCTGGTGTAAAGTTGCGTTTAAAAAAGTTTAAGGATAGCTCTGTATTGACTAGTCCTTTGGGAACTTCTTGACGAGGACAACGTGGACAACGTAGCGTACACTTACTAGATATTTCGATGTGAAAATGCCAGGCCGCTAACATTATACTACTTCTACATCCGTATCGTAACTGGTGTAACCATTCTCCTTGATTACCTTCATAATGTTGTTAACACGACCGCCCAGTTCATCCTTGTGGCTAACTAACCATACACTCTTGTTACGATCTCTGCTCATCTTCTTAAGGGCTGCTAGTGCGTTTTCAACACCGCTAGCATCCATGCCACTGTCAACAACCTCGTCAATGAATAGTAGATTGATTGGATGATATAGACTTTCCCATACATCACGGAACGCCCAACTTAGACTTAAAATGAGTCTATTTCGTTCGCCTCTACTGAGATTATCAAAGTCCAAGTCACGGCCTAGTTCCTGTATTTCTACTGTTAAATCGTTCATAAAACGAACACTGTGAGGCAAGCCCATGCGTCCTAGGTAGTAGGTTAGACGTGCATTAAGGAACTGTAGATTCTGATCTATGATGCGTTTACGTATGAAACTGTCCTTGTTGGTTAGCAGTTTTAGCAGGAAGTCTTGATGGTCACGTAGCCTAGCAAGTTCGTTGATAGTGTCCCAACTTACCTGCTCAATGCCCTGACTTTCCATTTCCTCAATCTGTTCCGCATACGGATCTTCATCCTCCGTACGTTTAACAAGTTCCTTTTCCAAACTCTCAACTGTAGTACGATGGTTGTAAGCATCGTCGATAGTATCATAAAACACCTGCGGCGCAACGCCAAGTTCGCCTTCGGCAAGAACTTCAGCATGTTCCTTGCGCTTGTCGCTGTTGTCTACGATCTGTTGTTCTGCTTCTGTGCGTTGTTCTTGTTTGCTACCTAGGATTTCTTCCTGCTTGCTATCGTGAATGTCTTGACCGCAGGCATGACACTTGTGTTCTTCTAGCAGAGTGATCTCTCGATCCAGCTTTGCAATTAGTTTTGCTTGCTTGTCATCATCACTATCCAGACTAGCAATCCAACGCTCTGCTTCTTCTCGCTGTTTCTTTTGTACATAAAAGTCTTCCAGCAGTTTATGATTAGCAAGTTCACTGTCGATGTCGATGTGTGCTAGATCCTCAATCCCAGACTTTAGTTTCTTTACGTCCTCATCACGTTTAGCATGCCAAAGTCGCTGACGTTTCTTTAGACTGTCAATCTGCTCTTCAATACGTTTGTTAGCATCCTCAACTGCTTTGATACGATACTCTTCTTCGGTAATCATATCCTTAGTCTGCTTGCCTAGTTCCTTTAGTTTCTCTGCCTTCTCACTAAGCATAGTGATACCAAGTAACTGTTCAATAATATCACGCTGATCGTTTGTTCCCAAACTGAGAAAAGGTTGTGTATAAGTGTTGAGAGCAACAAGATGTTTGAACATTTCGTGACTCATGTTCAGCATCTTTTCAATAGCAGACTGTGTTTCTCTGCTATCGCCCTGTTGTTCCTCAGACTCTATTTCACCAACCTGATACTTGAGAACATTAGGTTTACGTCCACGTTCAATGTGGTAACGTTCTCCATTGAGTTCAAAGTCTACTGTGACCAACATGTTCTTACCATTGGTCTTGTTAATCAAGTTGTCACGCTTGATGTTAGTAAGAGCTTGACCGTAGAGAGCATAACTTAGTGCATTGATGATTGTGGTTTTACCCGTGCCATTTCTAGCGCCTGAGTCGTCACCTCCTTGATCTAAATTTTCACCAAGCACCAAGGTAAGGTCTCTACGATCAAAGTCAACAGCCTGGGTTTGATTACCCACGCTCATAAAGTTTTTCACAGTTAGAGTATTGAGTTTAAACATGATTTATTATACTACGGTTTGAAGCCTAGGATCAATTATAAATGTAAGGGAAAAGAGCTTGACTGTTCAAGTTTCGCCTAGCATCTGTTTGTTTTAAATAGCTTCGCGTTTTGTCTATATCTTTTGGAAAACTTTTGTCAACAAAGTTTACACAACCAACAAGACTGTGATATAGAAATAGTTCAGAATCAAGATTACTTAAAAAGGCTTCCGTTTTTTGGACAAAATGATCCAGTTGATCATTATTAAGATTGTTAATGTTTAACGCTCTAGGAATAGTTGCGTGTGTAATAATGAAAGCGTTCTCACTTATGCCTTTATCTAATAGCAAGGATATAGTATCAAGCAAGCTATCCCAATTGAGAATGTTCAACACCATATTAAAGTTGTATCTTGGAACATCAGACATAACACGGTCTAGGTTAGTTAGAAACCGTTGCCACTTACTTGGCCATCTAATATATTCGTATTGGTCTGTTATACTGTCTACGCTTATAGTATATTGTAGATTTTTGAACTTTAAACTTTGTGCGTAGATACTGTTATTAATATCCATAATGTTAGAATTTATTCTTACTTTACAGCTAGGGTTACATTTATATAATTCTTCCAGTATTCTCAGGTTGGATTTAATAATAAGTGGTTCACCACCAGCAAAATATATCTCTTTTAGATTTAGAAGGTTGTTAATAATGAATTCACTTAAACTGTTTAGATTTTCCTCTGACGTGATTCTAGGAAACTTGTTCATTTCACTTGCGAACTTGCTACTCAGTAGCGGACTACAATATACGCAGGCATTCTGGCAAGTATTGGTTTGTCTTATGTCAAAACCTGTGATTGTGAACTCACCTTCAGCCTTGTCGTAATCTGATAGATTATTAGTATCTGTAATAGTTTTTCTATAGTGCATTCTAGCACTAAATGCGTTTTTATTATTCTTTTCTAAGTTAATACAATCAATACATTGATCAGGCAAGTAGCCGTCAATCATTGCCTGCCTAATCTTAACTGACTCTTTGGATTTAAGTATTTCATCAAATGTATTTGTGTTTATGTTGCCTAGCTCTGTTTTACCAATTGAACATGTACGCACTGAACCCGCAGGATTAATATAAAAATTATTCCATGCGGCCGGACATAAGGTTTTATTGTAGAAGTAAGTCTTAGGATCCATTTACATGTTCTTTAATGTGTTGATCACACCACACTAATAGTTCATCATAGTTGTAGTTGTCACCGTTATACAAATGTCCCGGATTAATTATAATTGCCAGGGGACTGTTAATTTGTCTGGTAGCATGTTGAAGGCTTATTTTTTGAGTATGATATCTTTTCATATGGATATCATCCCCCCACAAGTTGTAGTTTACTACTTTGCTACCAATACTTATAAAAAGTTTGTCCTGATATTCACTCCACCATTCAAATAGTAGTTCTGTTTGTGTAAAGTCAGGTTTGGCTACGCTGAAAAATATA